CTTTCTTTCTTGTATAAATCAAACCCGAGGTCAATAGTGACATCGATAGTATCACCGTCAAGAACACGATTGATCTCCGTCACTCGGAAGTTGTAGCAGGACTTCCTGCTCGGTGGTGTCATTGCTCCCATCTTTTAATTCTGCAAAAGCTTGTCTTAGTATGTATATGACATAACCTAGTGCCATTCCAACAGCAATGATTACCATGATAATCACTGACCATACAGGATTATTGGCGTTCTCAAGTGGTCGTAGTAATAAATTCATTTCTTAACAGGCCAAGTAATTTCCATTCCTATCGTGAGTAATAACACAAAAGAGAATACGAATATACCACTTATCATTTGTGTCCCTTTGCAAAAGGTTCCCAATGTTCCCATCCATGTTTATGGACGAGATCCATTCCTATAATAGGAATTACTACTAATGACAAAGATAGAAATCCAAGTGACCATGAATTATCCATGGTGTGTCTAACAAATAATAAAATATGATGTGTCATCCTGCATATGCCATCGAAGGTACGTAAGCAATCATTGCTACAATTAATATCAACCACCATCCTTGTAGTAGATATTTAAATTTGAATGTTTTTGATTTATCCATTATCAATATCCTATGGTTTGCAGTAGTCAATAAAATGAGGATGCGCTCTTAGGAGAGCTACATCCTCTTTTAAATTCTCTATGGCTTCATGTACGTCCATCGCATACCCACACATTTCGTGGTGAATATGTTGCTTGTCGTAATAACCAATTGTGTAATGCTTTTGTTGAGTCGGGGGCATGATCTTTCAATCCCATACTAAATTTATATAGTATATCACATAAGTATTAATACGCAATTGTGTGTTGACTTACAAACACTATTATAATGTTCCCCAGATAGCTACTTCATCCCATTTAGAATTAGGTGCAAGAGATCTAAAAATAGTAGAGCATACTCCCATAGCAACCTTTGATCCACTAACAACAATACTGTCATTAGAGGTATCATAATCTATTAGTTGAATACCTAACTTAGATAACTCCTTGCTTCTTTTTGTATAGTTTTTAAAATTAAAATTACAGTGGTTGATAATGATATCACCGTTCTCACAATGCTCTACCAAATCATTAATTGTTTTATCAATATTTTCTGGTGGTAGATTAATCATAAAAACAGCAGGAATTTTTCCAGCACCAGTATGTACTTTTCCATCATGATGGATTACTTGTGAAAGATATTCTAGTGTAGTAGTACATCCACTAAGATCTCCTTTCTCATAATATTCTTGGGTCTTATCATAATCATTTGTATAACCCCATACTTCAATATCTTGTTTCATTATATCAGAGGATATTCCTCCAATAATTCCTATAAGTCCTACTTTCATGCACCCTTTACGTGAACAACACCAGTCATACCTGCGCCCTGATGAGGACCACAGAAGAAGTTATAATCTCCTGCGTCAGCAAATACAACGTCCTGTGATTCTCCAGGAGCAAACAATAGTGCTTCTCTAGAAAGATCAGGGCGAGCTTCTACAATAATATTGTGAGGAGGTAGTGATTCATTGATAAAATGAACTGTGTCACCAGCAGAGATTGTGATCTCATTTGGTGAGAATGCTAGGTTTCCATTAGCACCCATTGCTACATCTACTGCCCATACTGGCGCAGCAAAAAATAACACAACCAGAAACGTGATTAAAGCTTTCATTTTGATACAGAATATTGTTCTTTATAAGTGTTAAGTTTCTGAATTAAGTCGTTATATTCATCCCACATGTATTCAGAACCTGTCTTCTCTTGATAGAGTTGGCAGGCTTTAACTAAACGTGTGATGTCGCTATCGTTTAAACGCATTGTCATATCAGAACTCATAATGTAATTATAGATTGTGTGGGTAAAATTGCTTTATTTTAACATACTTTTAATAAGTATGTCAGCAATTCCACGCACGTAATGATTTGTTGATCCTACTATCAGGATCACTGGCAGTTTTCTTTGAAGTTAATTTCTTTTTCATTCCTTTCATTCGAGCGCAAAACGATGCCCTACGGGGATTTCCAGCCTTCTTGCTTGGTGCCTTGAGGTCAGATCCTGGATTTTCCTTCTCGTAAGACTTTCGTCCTTTCTCGTTAAGTCCACCTTCTTTTGATTTGCCAGCCTTTTTTGTCCAGGCTGCACTTTCTAAAATCTCGTTCTCCTGAGCTTTGGCAGACTCAGCGAGTCTTTTAAATTCTTCGTATTTTTTCATACCAAGTATCAGGGTTAACTGGATTATTTAGCGTTTTCCACCACTCATATCTTTTAACATCTTCTGTAGTTCTGATGTAGAACCTACAAACATAGCATTATTAGTAACCTTAGATGGACCTTTCTTTTCTTCGTCTAAGTCTTTCATATTCTTATGCAACGCTTGAAGTTTCTCTGTCATGTCTGCGACGTGCTTCATTGCCGCTACAGCGACTTCATACGCTCTTGGGTGCCCTGACTCCTGAGCAACCTCTAAAGCGCCTCTGACCGCCTCCTGACCCTGATCTATGAGTGAGTACAATTCTCCGCGAGTATATTCATAGTCTTTTGTTTGATCATCCTTGTCATTTTTATGACCCGCAGGTTTGATAGGTTGCGACTCAACATCAACACTGATGTTTAGCATCTCCTCCATGTTATCTTCTAAGCTACTCATAATATCTGAATCCCTTCATTAAATCCAAAGTCATCACCAGAGTCTAACAATGCAGTATCTGCTGCATCAATATTACCATCAGTATTAATATCTGTTTTGGCAACTGGTGTATATGTTCGTGTAATTGCTCTACGATTAACTGCAGCATCACCAAGTGTTTCATGAATGATTGCTTTCTTAATAACGTCAGCAGTATTGTAAGGACCGTACAGATAAGACTTCATTGTAAAGTTGAGAGTATAGATGATATATCTACGCTCATAAAAACTGTCATCCCATTCATCTTCGTAGCTAACATTGTTCAGAACAATAGCAATATCTCTTTTCTCATCCATATCAGGAATCATATTGAGAGTTATAGAAAATGATGGTTGAAAGTATGGTAAGATTTGTTCAGTAATTTGTAATGCATCATCTTGAGATTTTGCCATTACTCCTAATTCAAAACTTAAATTATAAGGAACAGGCACATACTGCACTCTTACTTCACCACCATTACCATCAATGATAGTTTTGTATTTTTGAATTGGAGATGTCTTACGAGTTGAATCATAGTCAATACTAGTCATCTCAAAATACAATCTTGGTAAAGTGATTGCTACTTTTCTATTAGATGCGTTCTCTTCTAGTCTAACAATAAACTTTTGTTTAGGACCATATGCCAATGGTACTTTTAATTCTTCTAAAACAGAACCATCGCTAGGATCTGTACTCTTCATAGTAATATTATTGAAGAGCGTACCAAACGCTACAATGTTCTTGCGAACAATTTGATTATAAAAATGTGATCCTAACATTAGATACTACCTGTAAAATTACCAAATTCACCAAATGGGTTTCCTTCACTCCAATCTACGATATTGTCAGCATCATTTTCGATCTGTCTATTTTGATCGTAGTTGCTGTTGACGTTATTTAGAGTGTCGAAAGTTTCTGGACTCCACTTAGCACCTGAAGTTAAACCAGTGATTACTTCAGCAGTGGTGAATGTTCCAGTTCTATTGATGACTGACAGAGCTCTGGTTGTGCTATCCCAAGACTTGACTTCTGCTCTATTGTCTTTAGGTGAGTAATCAATAGTAATAGTAGGAGCGGAGGTATAACCACTACCTGCACTAGTGATAGTAATACCATTGACGATACCAGTGCTACTAACCGTTGTAGTAGCAGTTGCACCTGTTCCACCTCCTCCAGAAATAGTTACGGATGGTGGTGTAGCAACTTTATAATGTGCTCCACCATCTGAAATTGTAATACCTGAAACAGCATCGCCTGTAATAGCAGATGTTGCTTTTGCTAAGAACTCATCACCAACAACTTCCTCCCCTACAGTAAAGTCTCCTGCACCACCAGGATCCATTACCAGTTTGATTGCATTGTCAAAGAGTTGTTCTATTGCATCAATCTCAGTAATTCCAGTATCAAAGTCATCACTACCAACCTCATAGATCTCAGCAGTGATAGCATAGAATTGGATCTTACCAAATTGGAAGAATGGTTCTTCCTTACCAACAAATTTAATTTCGTAAATGTCTTGTGTTAATGGGAAGTACAGTAAGTCCCCTTCATTAGGTCTAGAACTTACTGTGAGATTGGGATTATGATCTGCTACCTCTTCATCCCAACGTCTTGTAGACACACGGAAGATAATTTCGTCTGTAATTCTTAAACCGAACTTGGAGATGAACTCAGAGTTGTCACCAAAACCCATGACGTTCTGTAACAACATCTCAATTTGGAATTGTTCTTGATACTTAGTGTATCTAACTTCATCCAGAGTGCTGTCTTGTAGAACTATCTTGGGGATATAGTAAATATCTGTACCAAACAGTTTGATTTGCTCATCCACAAGATCCTGAACGAGACCTTGTTCGCCACTGTGACCTTGATAGTATGTTGGAAAATAGGAACTGGTAGGCATTTTATCCGATCATATCCATAGGGGGAATTGCATACTTACTGAGAACTTCGCTTTCGATTTTCTCAATTTCTGCTAGTGCGTCTGTATATAACTCTCTACCGTTAAGCGTGATGCCGCCAGGTAACTGAACGTTGTTGTACTTAATTAAGTTCTGACCCCACTGCTTCTTTAACAAAGCTGTGGCATACCGTTTAACAAACAAATCATTGTACATCTCAGTAGCATCATTGGGGTCAATCATGCGATGACATTCAATAAGGATATTAGATTCTTTTTTCAAGAAATCCTTATCTAGATCCATATAAAGACGATCACGACGTGCTGTGAATCTAAACTGCTGGAAACTTCCATTGTTTAGAACCATATCTAGAGTTTCTAGATATTGCTTAGTCATATAATAGTTGAGGATATCAAGTGATCCAAATGCATAGAGATCATTCAGGAACATTTGATACTCAATACCAAATAGATTTGAACGGATTGAGTTACTGACAAGACCAAATACTTTACTAATACCAGTTACATGGGATGGTATAGGTATATAATTTGTAGTCTCTTTCCAAGTTACAGTATCGGCCCCATCTGTTTTGGTTGTGGATACACTAGCTGCAAACCTAGTTTTATCGTCTTCAGTTAATTCGTGATATAAAAAAGCACGCTCCATACCGTTGTAACAGTTCTCTTGAAAAAACTGAACGGTATCATCAATTACATTATTTACCTGTTCGTCATCAACATTAACCTGCAATACAGGTTCACCCAATTGCCTCTTGCAATATGTGATGAGATCAGCTCTTGAGTTTGGAGATGCCATTACACACAAAAAATCCCTTCGTTCCTATTTAGGAAGGTTCGATGCTTGCAGGTGATGCTTCAGTAGGAGGTTCTGTAGGTTCTTCCTGTCCCTCTCCAGAAAGTAATCCAATAGTCTCTAGACCACCTTCTAGTTTAATTTTATATTCTTTTGCTTTCGCTAAGTTTGTTTCCAGTTCGCCAATTTGCTTTACAGTAGTAGCAATTTGTTCTTCAAAATTCTTTTTGAGTTGTTCGGGATCCATGGTCATTATTATCAAATATGATATTGTATACTGTATTTATCATGTTGGAGAAACCCTATATGAATACTTATCATCAACAATTAATGAAGGCATGAAATTCATAGAGATAGAAACTCTACCATCTTTTCTGTTATCAGAATAACCATGGGTAAGATTAGATTGCCATAGCATCACCTCTCCTTCAGAAGGGTGCATGATAACATCACAGTTATATTTCCCTAGCTTATTCATGTCTGGTAGCAATGAAATTGATGGTGCTTGTGAATGAGTAGAACCATCTGGATGTCTGAAAAATAATGGTGCATGTCCTTCTTCATGACAAACATAATATGTTCCAGATATAAATGCATTAGTATGAAAATGTGGATACTGACTTCCACCAGTATCACATAAATTTAACCAGCTATCAGTAATAATCATTCTCTCAGGAAGATCATATCCCAAATCATCAGCAACAAAAGAAGTACATTGATCTTCTAACCACTGTTTAAATTCTGACATTTCTTTTCTGTGTAGAAATGATCTACCAGATGTATTGTCGTAATGATGTAGGTTGTTATCCATTGCATTAGTGATCATATTTTCACCTGTCATCATGTCGATAATTTCTTTCTTTACAACATCACTATTTGGGTAAAGTTCTCTACCAATAACTTTAGGAAAAATATCAATTAAATTCATTATTTTTTTAATACAAAAATGTTTATTCCATTCCACCAAGAATTTGTATCTTCAATTTCACCAGTAAGAATACTTCTTTCATACAAAACTGTAATCTTATTCTCTTCAATAAAATCTTTTGTCGATGTTAATACACCATCAAGGTTTGCATCATCAACCACTAATATAAATTCATTCTCTGTATATTGAAGAATGTGATTTAAACAACTTCTCTGTACATTCAATTCATGATCTGCGTCATAAAAAATAGTATTTACTTTTTTATCTAAATTTTCTTCTGTAGCTTCACGGATATCACCATTTAAAATTGCAATGTTGCTGTTGTCTGTCCATACAGATTTTACATTCTCAATGAAAGTTTCAATATATCCTTCTTCATCATCCCATGGAATGTCTTCTCTGATTGGTTTGATATCTACATCACGCCAATGATCTGCTGCATAAGCAGTAATATCATTACCTTGAATTGCTGCACAGAATGTGCTGCCATTAAACACACCAATTTCTAGATACTTTGTATCCTCGTAAGAACATAGATTGTTGAGGAAGTGCCTTACCTTATCAGAAGTTAGACCCTGAATGTCGTGATCAAATTTTGACTTCCCTTCAATAGCTTTATCAATAGAGTCTAAACATCTGGTTACAAATGGGTGACATACTCTCTCTTGTTTTTTAAGATGTGCTTCAACAACTGTATCGCAATAATTACATTCCCAGCAATCAAACTTACAATTTTTGATTTTATCTCTCCATATATCAATGGGACGATCTTTCATATTAAGATCTTCCATGTATACATTCATACGTGGGAAGAGAATTTCATCACCATCATTCCATTTTTTAATGATGTCCATAGACTCCATTAATCTGATAGCACTTTCTCTACCATGCATTTTAAATACATCAATACCTAGATCAAGAAACTCTTGCCAGTCTTCTCTCCATGGCGGAATGTTTGCTGCTTTAAGAGATGCTGATGATTCTGTTACATCCCAAGTAGAACAAGATACTCTACTGATTTCAGAATTAAAATATTGAGGACTATCATCTCTTGTGGCATTGTATTGATAATGCTCTGGCATAATAGGACAACCACCCCAGCAATTTTCATTAGCTAGCAATGATAGTTTTACTGGTTTATCAATAGATGCACAATATTCTTTTGCTTCGATAACTCTATTGAGAGCATCTTTATCTCTCATTAAATCTCTATCAAGATTTACATAGTGAAATCCTGCTCTAGCACAAGCAACAATTTCATTTGCTTTTGTGACTTCTCTAAGGATTGTGTTTTTGATAAACAGTTCAGGAAATTCTCTTTGAATTTGTCCTGAAGAAACCCATGATGTATGAGGTAGAGTTACAATACGAACACCCTTATCATACAAAGGTTTAAAATTTTCTATCCACAGATCTAGATTTTTTTGATCTGGTCTAATCCACATGTTATTAAATGTGGCAGACAAAGGAATACCTGTCTCTTGAGAAATAAACAATGCATTTCTTGTAGTTCCACTAACAGGATCAACTACAAAAATATCACCCATCGCATCCTGATTAAAAGGAGGAATACGACAGGTAAAATATAGATCGTAAATTAAATGTTTATGCTCAATGAGGAATGGTATAAAAGTCTCCTCAGCAAATTTTTTATTGATCTTCGGGTTGATCGGCAGACTGAAGACGCTTGTCATTGAGTTGGTCACGGATTTGATCTAGGAGAGGGATGTTAAGGTTGTGTTCTACACCATGGAATGTAGGAACTTGAACGTCAGGAGATTCTGCATATGCTTGAAAATACTTCTCTGTTCTTCCTTGAATCTTATCCATAGAGATCTTCATCAAACAAGCATACTGAGATGCAACATCAAGAATACCAACTTGATCTTCTTCTTTCATCATAGCAATAGAATCCATGTTGCCAATACCGACTCTACCATTTGCCATAATATCTAAAGCAGCTTGTTTACCAAGTCTTGCAATCCAATACTTTCTTTCATCTTCTTCATCCCATTCAACTGAATCCAATAGATCTTGTTTTGTTAGACCTTTGTCTTTAATATAATCTATGAAAACTTGAAGTTCATATTCTGCTTGACCCTTTCTTCTATTCCACATTTCTTTATCGAGTTCAGCAAACTCAACTTCAGCTGCAGCAAATTCAATATCAAACTCATCTCCATCTTCTGCTTGGAGTTTCTCTAGTAAAGCTTTATCACGACGCAAACGAATATCTCCCTTCTTTTCATCGAGGAGCATTTTTTCATATTGATGTGATCGATTCTCGATCTCTAACAAAACTTGTTTTAGTTGTCGATCTTCTGTGACATGTGATTTGATCACATAGTCTAAAATTTGATTCTTCGACATACCAAGAGATA